TTTGGAAAGAAGTGGAAATCGTACACTTCAATCTACCAATTGGCAGAAGGAGATATTGGAAAGTTCGATTCGGTAGTAGGTGAACCATTAGAGAAGTGTTTATTATTCTTATGTTATAAAGCAGATAAGAATAGAATTGAAACTCTTTTACATAGAGAAGCAATGAATAGGGTGAGTAAAGGGAGATAGATATAATCCACTCTCTGTTTGTTAAATTAGTAAATTGTACTACTATGGCACAATCACCTTACATTAGTAATAGAAATAAAGAAAGATATCAAAGTGGTATCTATATTGCAGGGCCTACATTGGGATTAAGTTCTCCAGGTAAAGGAAGTAGAGTTGGATGTTTATGCAAAAACAGACCTGTTTATTCTAGACAATGTTGTGATAAAACCTTAATAGCACAAGGTATTGGATTAACACAAAAACCAGCTTCAGAATAATGGGAACACCTGCGTATAGTAGAAATCAGAGATTAAATTCTGGAATATATATAGGTCCAACTAGAGGTAGAGCAATCCCACATAATAAGCGTAGAGCATGTTTATGTGAGGATAGAAGTACCTATAAGAAGGAATGCTGTAATGGTGCATTAATCGGTCAATCTATTGGAGTTACTCAATCACCAACGGTGGCATTGGGAGGATTCAGTAGTGGTTTTAGTAGTGGATTCAATGTATTAGAATAAAAGAAAATATAAACAGATATGTCTGAATTAAGTAAGAATCAGTTAACGACGGAGAATAATAATAGTTTTCCTAATAATAACACAGGGTATATAACTCCTACTTTACTAAGAACATTTAATCAGAATATGATTGATAGTTTAGTAGATGAGATACAGTATAATGTAGATAGTGCAAGTTTCAATCAGAGAATCAATGTATTAGACCCATCAGGTTCTGCACAGGCTATAACCTCATTAGAGATTGCAACTGCATCTTTAAATGCTTATACTGCATCACAGAATATTAGAAATACTTCTTATAGTAGTTCTATTTCTGCATTACAGGTATGGAGTTCTTCATTAGATACAACTTACGCAACAGATGCACAATTAAGTGCTTCTGTATCTGCTTTGAGTTCATCGGTGACAGTAACTACAAATGGTTTAAGTTCATCTATAGGAGCATTACAACAATTCAGTAGTTCATTGGATAACACTTATGCAACTGATACTCAACTATCTGCATCTGCTTCTACATTACAGAATAACATAAACACTAAATTAAATACTGCTTCATTTAACACTTATACTGCATCACAAAGTAGTAACATAACTTCTTCTTTAGGTTCGTATTTATTATCTCAATCATTTAATACATACACTCAAAGTAATGATAGTAAAGTTAATTCTTTAATCAATGCAACTGGTAGTTACGCAACTATTACTCAATTAAATCAGAGTAGTTCTACTTTACAGAGTAATATAAATGCTAAGTTAAATTCACAATCATTTGATTCATACGCAACTGCTTCTAATTTACAATTTGCTCAAATACAACAAAGATTAAGTTCATCTGCTACAACAGGTTCTAATACATTTATTGGAAACCAAATTATTAGCGGAAATATAAACATAGCAGGAAACATAACCGCTGTAAGCGGTAACTTCTTATATGTTAATACTGTATTTGAAACTGCTTCTATTATATTCAGTAGTGGTAGTAACCAATTAGGAGATGAGTTATCAGATGTTCAAACACTATCTGGCTCTGTTAGAGTGCAGGGTGGATTGACAGTTAACGGAGTACCGGTACAAACTTCATCTTTTGATGCGAGTGGATACTTACTTACATCTTCATTTAACACATATACACAATCAGCAGCGAGTGGTGTAAGTGCATCAATCAATAGTGCAACACAATCACTTTCTTCTTCAATTGCGGTAACAACAAATAATAATACACTATTAGCTAATCAAAAATTAGATAGTAGTTCATTTAACACATATACACAGAGTAATGATACTAAGGTAAACGCTTTAATTGCACAGACAGGTTCATACGCAATTAGTTCATCTGTAGCAGCTACATTTAACGCATTCAGTTCATCAGTTAGTTTAACATACGCAACTAAAACAGAATTAAGTGCATCTGCTTCTACATTACAAAATGGAATAAATTCAAAGGTAGAGAATTCTACTTTTAACTCATATACACAATCTACATCAACTCAGATTGCAGGATTAGGATTACAAATAAACACAAAGTTAAACACATCATCATTTAATACTTATACATCTTCAAACGATGGTAAGGTTAATAGTTTGATTGCTGCGACAGGTTCTTATATTACATCGGCTCAGACAAGTTCGATGACAGTATTAAGTTCATCATTTGCACAAACCGCTTCTTTTGCTTTAAACACACAGAACATAGATACAGGAAGTTTAGTAACAACTGCATCTTTCAATGCTTATACACAAAGTGCGAGTACTAATGTATCTGCATCAATCAATAGTGCAACTCAGAGTTTGAGTAGTTCTATTGCAGTAACTACTAACAATTTAGATTTAGAAGTAAACGGAAAGCTAGATAGTTCTTCTTTCAATACTTACACACAATCTAATGATAGTAAAGTAAACTCATTGATAAGTGCAACTGGTTCTTATATAACTTCTGCACAGACGAGTTCAATGAGAGTATTGAGTTCATCGTTTGCAGTAACAGCTTCATTCGCTGAAAATGTTACACCAACAGATGTTAGTATGTTTGTTTCACAATCTACATTCAATGCTTATACACAATCAAACAATAGTGTAGTTAACGCATTGGTGAGTGCAACATCATCATACGCAATTAGTTCATCAGTAGCGGCAATAGATGCATCGCAGGATGGAAAAATAAGTTCATTAACTGCACAAACATCATCTTATGTAACTGAATCAGAGACTGGTTCTTTTGCTACAACAGGAAGTAATACATTTAAAGCATCACAGATAGTAAGTGGTAACGTAGATATAACAGGAAATATAACTGCTGTATCTGCATCATTTACATACATTAATACTATATACGAAACTGCATCAGTAATCTATTCATCAGGCTCAAATCAGTTTGGTGATGAATTAATTGATGTACAAACTCTAAGTGGAAGTGTAAAGGTGCAAGGTGGGTTAACGGTTAATGGAACGAATGTTCTTTTAGTTGGACAAACTGCTTCTTACGCTAGTGCTTCTATTAGTTCATCATACGCATTAAGTGCATCATTTGTAGCAACTGCTTCATTTGCATTAAATGGTGGTGTAACACAAATAATTGCTGGACCAAATATTACTGTATCACCATTGAGTGGTAAAGGGCAAGTTACTATTTCTTCAACAGGAACAGGTTCAGGTGGATTTAATACCGCAACGGGTTCCTATGGTAGTTTCTACGATACAACTATACAAACAAATCCTGTAGCGAATGTACCTAATTCGATGTCATTTAATGATACAGCAATCACAAATGGTGTATCAATAAGTGGTAGTATAAGTCCATTCAACACATATATAAAAACAGAAAATGCTGGTATATATAACCTTCAATTCTCAGCACAAGTAGAAAAGACAGATAGTGGTACAGATGAAATTGATATTTGGATTAGAAAAAATGGTACTGACCTTATTGATACTGCAACAAAAATAACTTTAGCAGGTAATTCTACTAAAGTAGTTGCAGCTTGGAACTGGTTTGTTCAATCAGCAACTAATGATTATTATCAACTTATATGGTCATCAGCCGATACAGGTATGAGATTATTTGCTGAACCATCTTCAAGTTTACATCCTGGCATCCCTTCAGTTATTGCAACAGCAAATAGAGTTGACCAATTCTTAAGTAATACTGGTTCATTCACAGGTTCATTTAATGGATATAACTTAACTGAATTTGTAACTACATCTTCATTTAACTCATATACTCAATCTAACGATAGTAAAGTAAATAGTTTAATAGCAGCAACTTCATCTTATGTAACTGCAACACAAACTTCTTCAATGAGTGTGTTAAGTTCATCTTATGCTGTAACTGCATCATTTGCATTAAATGCTACTTCAGATAGAAATGGTTTAATCACAACCGGTTCATCTGCAGGAACACAGGCAATAACAGGAAGCCTAATCATAAGTGGAGCAACATTCAATGGTAAAATTGAAGCTCCTGCAATAGTAATATCTGCAAATCCAACTTTGGATACTCTATTTGAAATGACTGCTAGTACGAGTGCTAGTAATGTAATATCTCAAATTGATTTAACGAGACAGGGTGCTGGACCGACAGGTGATTTAGTAGGAGTGAGATTACAAACTCTTAGTGGTAGTTCAGATACTTCAGGAGATACTCTATTAAGTAGAATAACAACCGGTGTAAACAGACATACACTAACTGCAATGACAGGTTCAGCTGTGAATACTACAATCACATCTACATGGGCAACGGGTTCAGCAGGGGCAGGTAGAAGTGCTTTTACATCACAAATAAATGCAAACGCACAAAGTGCATCAGCAACCTTAACATTATCAGCAGGTAATTTAGCATCAAACAATGTTGGAGGAACAGCATCTATAGCAGCAGGTTTAATAAGAATAGGAACAAATGCGGCACATATAATATCATCAACCGGTTCATTTGGGCCTATTGTATTAGTTGGACCTTTAAACACACCTGTATTCTCATTAAGAAGTGGTTCGTTTGAAGTAACAACACCACAAGGTAGTGGTTCATTCTATACTAACTTACCGATTACATCATCTAATGGTAGAATCAACGGAGATTTAGTTGTATTAACTAATATAACAGCTTCAGTAATAAGTGCATCAACATATATTGGAGTTCTAAACGCTACTTCATCATCGTTCTCAGCATTTGCAACATCCGCATCGCAAGCAGTAAGTTCATCATTTGCAACTAACGCAACATTTGCAACAACTGCATCATTTGTAACCGGATTAGCTGCATCAATAGCTACATTAGGATACGCGATAACAGGAAGTAATATATTCAATGGTAATCAAACTATTACCGGTTCATTATTTGTAAGTTCAGCTATTGGTGATTCAACTATTAGAGGAGGTTTACTAATATATGGTGATAATGCAGGAGCGGCATTAACTATATATTCTGGCTCAGTAGCTGTAAATACACCGCAGGGGCAAGGATTCTTTTATAGTAATTTACCTATCACTTCATCAGCAGCAAGATTTAATGGACAATCTTTTATTAAGAAATTAAACATTGAAGATAATAGTGGTAATGCAAGTTTACAAGTTGAAAACAATGTATCGGTTAGTGGAAGCTTAACAGTTGTTGGAGATGTTGTAGGAGATGCATTTAACAAATACGCATCAACAGGAAGTAACACATTTAAAGGTGTTCAAATAATAAGTTCTTCTGTAAGAGGAGAACAATATGCAGGTAGTATAGCAAGTTCAACTGCATCATTTGATTGTAGTACAGGAAACTTCTTTACATTAGTATTGAATACTGGAACAAACCACATTAGTGCTAGTAACATCAGACCTGGTCAAACAATAAATGTAAGAGTAACAACTCAAAGTGGAAACGCTGTGACTTGTTCATCGGCAATTAAACAACCATCAGGAAGTTTATACACACCAACAAATGGAGCAGGAACAGATATATTAACATTTATATCTTATGATACAACATTGTACTTAGTAGCAACTAAAAACTTTATTTAATATGAACTTTGCACCATTTAGTTTTTTAGAACAAATAGATTCAGTAGCGCCTGTTGTGCCTGCTGCTTCTATGTCAGTACAAATCCTAGTAGTAGGAGGAGGTGGTGAAGGAGGTATTGGTACAGGCGGCGGTGGAGGTGCAGGTGGCGTTGTATATTCATCATCTGTATCATTACTAAATGGAATTTATTTAGCTAAAATTGGTGCCGGTGGAGATATAATGGGCGCTACTAGTTACACATCAGCTGAAGCAACTTCATCCGGTGGAAGTGGATTAACATCATCATTCTCATCAGGCTCAACCGTAAGTGTTGTAGCATTTGGAGGTGGAGGTGGAGCATCATACGGAGGCGGTTCGGGTGTTTCTACTGCATTGGCTAAAACAGGTGGTAGTGGAGGTGGAGGAAACGATTGGAACTATGGTGGAACAAACTTAAGACCAGGTGCAGCGGGAACTACCGGTATGGGTAATAGTGGTGGAACTGCAATAAATAATGGTAGTGGTGGTGGAGGAGGAGGAGCTTCGCAAGCAGGTTCTGCTACAACACCATCAGGAGATAGAGGTATGCCTGGAGGTAGTGGTTCTTCATATACATTAAGAAATGGAAACGCTGAGTTTTACGGTGGAGGTGGTGGAGCAGGTGATTATAATACTGCCGCAGCTGGATTAGGTGGACCTGGCGGTGGTGGAAATGGTGGAGTACAAGGAACTAATGGAGGTAGAGGTATAGATGGAACTAATGGATTAGGAGGCGGTGGCGGTGGAGGAAACCGAAGTGTTGATGGTTCAGTAAATGGAGCAGGAGGAAATGGAGGTAGTGGTGTAATAGTTGTTACTTACTTACAATCAGCATTCAGTAGTAGTGGATTACTTTATGTGAGTGGAGGATTAGTAAGAGATTTCACATCAGCTTCATTAGGATATCGTTCACATCAATTCTTATCATCCTCTGTAACAGAGAGTTTGGTATTATCAACCGTATAGAACAAATTAAAAAAAATAAATACAAATAAAAAACAAATTGTTAAATAACTAAAAGACACAAAACTATGAACTCAAAAAAAGTATTAGATAAGATAATGGCTTTACTTTCAATCGCAAAGGAAGTCCAATTTACTTACGCTAAATTAGCCGATGGAACAATCGTAGAATCTCCTACATTTGATGTAGGTGAAACTTTGGATGTTGTAACTGAAGATGGAAAAACTCCAGCACCAGATGGTGAGCATGAGTTATCTTTAAGAGATGCAGCAGGAAACGAAAACATAATCAAAGTTATTACTAAAGATGGTAAAATTGTTGAAAGAGCAAACATCGAATTACCTTCATCAGAAGAAGAAATGACAGCTGAAGATGTTAAGGTAGAAGATATTCCTCAGGTAGATGGTGTTATCGGAAAGGATAAGAAAGAAGAGAAGATGGAAGAAGTAGACCCATTAGCTTCTGGTGATGGTGTTGAAGAAGAAGTAGAACCAATCTTAGAAGATGAGGTAGGTATCGACATGAAAAAGATGTACGAAGATATGAGCTACAGAATTGAAGAATTAGAAAAGAAAATCTCTAAGATGGAAGCTGCTGAAGTAGAAATCGAAGTGGAGAAAGATGTTGAAGAAGACAAAACTCCTAAATTAGATGGAGCTCCAATCGAAGATGTTAAGATGAATGCAGTATTCTCTAAAACAAATAAGAAAAGTGGAGTTGAGAACGCACAAGATTCGTTCTTATCTAAATTATATAAATAAAAAATTATTAAAAATCATTTAAAATGAGAAAACAACAAAATTTCGTAACAGGAAATCCAGCAGTAACATCAACTTACGCTGGTGAGTTCGCAGGAAAGTATATTGCTGCAGCTCTATTATCAGCTACAACGCTTGATAATAAGTACATCACAATCATGCCGAATGTGAAGTATAAAAGTGTAATCCAAAAGATTGCTGTAGATAACATTATCTCTAATGCATCTTGTGATTTCACTCAAACAGGTTCAGTATCATTAACTGAAAGAATTTTAGAACCAAAAGAATTACAAGTTAACTTAGAACTTTGTAAGCAAGAATTCGTAGATAGCTGGGAAGCATTACAATTGGGCTTTAGCGCATTTGATAACATTCCTGCTAACTTCAACGATTTCTTAGTATCTTATGTTGGTGGTAAAGTAGCAGAAGCTACAGAACAATCAATTTGGAGAGGTGTATCTGCAACTAACGGACAATTCGGTGGTTTATATCCAGCGTTAAGTTCTTCAGTAGGTGCTGATGGAGCAACTGCTCCTGTAACTGCATCATTATCTGGTTCAGTAACTTCTACAAACGTAATTGCAGTATTAAACTCAGTTTATGAAGCAATCCCTCAAACAGTATTCGGAAAGCCTGATGTAAAAATCTTCGTTCCAACAAACGTAGCAAGAGCTTACCAAACTGCATTAGCAGGTAATGGTGCTTCTGGTTTAGGTGCTAACGGATACAACAACCAATTGACAGTAGGACAAAAACCTTACGATTTCAATGGTATTGAATTAGCATGGTGTCCAGGTTTAGCGAACAACGCTATCGTAGCAGCACAATCTTCTAACTTATTCTTCGGTACAGGTCTTTTATCTGATTACAATCAGGTTAAAGTATTAGACATGGCTGACTTAGATGGTTCTCAGAACTATAGAATTATTATGAGATACACTGCAGGTACTCAGTTCGGAATCGGACAAGATATCGCTATCTACAAAAACTACTAATCATATTAAGAGAGAGGGGTAACGATATGGTTACTCCTCACTTTATAAGATTACAAACAGAAATTAAAAAAACTAAAACAATATTATTATGGCATCTTGTATCGTAACATTAGGAAGACAGGAAGTATGTAAAGAAAGTGTTGGTGGATTGCAAGGAGTGTATTTTTTAAATTACACTACCGGTTCTTACACTCACGCAACTGCATCTGACCCAGGTTCACCTATCACATCTTTCCCACCAGCGGCTGGGGGAGTTTCACAATCAGCTTATTATTATGAGTTGAAAGGAACGAGTGCTTATACTGAAACTGTTAACTCTTCTAGAGAAAACGGAACTACATTCTTTTCACAAGAATTAGTGTTGAACTTAAAGAAATTAACAAACGAAATGACAACTCAATTGAGATTGTTAGCATACGGAAGACCTCAAATCGTAGTATCAACTATGGCAGGAGACGCTTTATTAGTAGGTGAGAGAGAAGGAGCAGATTTAACCGCAGGTACTATCCAAACGGGTGGTTCATTAGGTGATTTGTACGGATACTCTGTAACATTTAC